CGGTAAGCGATTCTCAGTTTTTTTCGTCTACCGCGCGATCGAGCTCTTTGGAGAATTCCTCGTAGAGCTCGTCGACGAGGGGCTCGTACTGGGTGGGCCCGGTGAAGAGCTCAATGGCTTTCTGAATCCGGTGTATGCCGCGCTTGTTTTCGTAGGACAGGTTCCTGATCGAGACGAGCATGCCGGAGACGACGGCAGTTCTGTCGGACGTGACCTCAGTCTCGCCGCCGGTCGTGTTGCCCTCGGTGTCGTAGTTGAACTTGAGCTTCGGGCGCGGCTTGAGGCGGCGCTTCAGCTGGATGTCGGGGACCTTGAAGGTGACGACCACCTGCTCATCCTCGGGGAGCTCCCGGTTCCCGTTGAAATAGGGAATGTAGGTCTTGGTATCTTCGATGAATGCGTGCATGTAGCTCTCCTTCGTCTTTCATGAAGCGCCGACCAGGGGCGCCCCGGAGACCGCCTAGGCGATTTCTTCCTCGTAGTAGACCGGATCCGCCCCGGTGAAGCGAAATTTGGAGCTGTACTCTTGCTTGTTTCCCGAAGCTGCGCCGAGGTTGACGCCAAAGAGCTCGATCTGGCCGAACAGGAAGGCATAGGTCTCACCGGATATATTCGTATCCCTGATGACACCTCGAATGTAGATCGGATGCGAGTTAATCTGGCTTACGGTGATCGCACCAAGGCTGTCCTTGTGGACGATCTTAAGGAACTGGTTGAGAAGCCCGCCGGCTTCGCCTGTCACGCCGAGGGTGAATATGCCTTTAAGGGATCCGTCGGCGTCGGCTTTTCCTTTACGGAACTTCAAGACGCGGTGCCGGAGGAGCGTGATCTCGACTTCCTTCGCGGTGAAAGCGACGCCCCATTCCGATGCATCGAGGAAAGGCGTCGCTGTGGCAAGCTTGGCTTTGTCGCCCACCGCGGCGACCTCATCACCGTCGGCGGGAAACACGTCCCCCAAGTCGAGACCGCCAAAGATCGAACCAGCAGCGGCTTTGCCCGTGATGAGCCACAGACCTTTCCCCGCTCCAGCTCCAACCCCGGCGAGCTGATCGAAGGTCTTGGTTGCATCTCCGGTCTTTTCCACGCCGAACTCGAGCTTTTCTATCGTGGCATCATCGCCTATTAGGGTCTTTACTTCGCTACCCATGATTTACTCCTTCTTCTCTTCAATTAGCGTTGTGGCCCCACGGGATTTGGGCGTCCGCGACGCGGGTTCCTCTCGCTCGACACGCTCCTCGAGGCCGAGCGAGGCGCTCGAATAGACCGTCGCGACGACGATCTTTTTGCCGTCGACTTCGCCGTATTCGCTTTTCGTGACGAGGTCGCGGGCGTTCATGAGCCGTTTGTTCAGCATTCGAAGCTCCTTCACAGGGGGATTGAAATGGTCGCGGAATGCTCGTCGCGCACCCAGGCGACGTTCCCGTTTTCTGGATCCTCGAGGATGCCGTCGTCGGGATTGGCGCTACTCGTGACCGTGCAGTCGGGAACGGGCTGGCCTTCCTCGTCCTCGAGGCGCTTCACCGAGCCCATGAAAGCCGCGAGCGTCTCGCAGGCTTCGCAGGCGAGGCGGAGGCCGGTGGCGCTTTCCACCTTCCCGTCGAGGGCGACCGTAAGCCTGAGCTCCTTCTTCCCGCCCGTGCGGTTCGCCTGGGTGTCCCGGACGGCCACGATTTTCCTGAGCGCTACGCGGACGGTCGGGGCGGCTTCCTTTATCGGGCTCGGTACGAGCGCGACCTTGAGCCCGGTCCGGTGGGCTAGCTGGTTCTGGAAGAGTTCAAGGGCTTCGTAGGCGGTCATCCGAAGATCCTCCGCGCGACGACGCGCTCGAGGATTCTCACACGCTCTTCGGGCAGGCGGAGGAAGTGCCGGGCGGGTATCGTCACGCTCCTTCTTAATATGAAGAGAACGCGCGGCTTCCCGGTCTTTCCCTTCCGCGCCATGATGACGGACTTGGCCACCCAGACCGAGTAGCCTGAGGCTTTCATGCCCTCGATGCAGGCGCGTGGCGTGAGTCCGTACTGGCGCATGAAGGCCCGGGTTTCCCGCCCCGCCGGGATCGCGAGGAAGCGCGACCTTTTGGGTGTGATCGTCCCGCCGTTGCGGAGGATCTCCGCCGCGGGATGGTTCGTGCCGATCACCACGTGGTCGCCGTCGACTCGGAAGGCGATCGACGCGAGAAGGGCGCCCGAATCGCGGAGCGGTTTCCCGTTCCGCTTCACGTCCTGCGTGAGCGGCGCGTTCGGCGTCCACGGCCCCGCCTCGATGTTCTTTTGCACCTGGGCGACCGCCGCGGAGCCGAGGGTGGAGAGAAGCCCCGGATCGGCCAAGCGGCGGCCGAGAGCGTCAAGGGTCTGCACGATCATGGGTAGCTCCTCCGCTTCGGGGTGACGACGGCAGCCGCCTGCGCGGGGCCTTCGGCGGGGCTCCCCGACTCGGGGAAGTTCCCGTAGGCGGCGACGATGAGGTCCTTCGCCTTGAGGCGGTATTCCTTGCCGGCCGCCTCATGGCCAAGCGCCATGTGGAGCTCGTAGATCGTGAAGAGGAGGACGATTTCGCGGGACACGCTCTCGTCGAGGTCGAGGACCTTCCCGAGCCGGGCCGCGATGGCTCCGACATGAACTGTCGCTCGGGAAGCGGCCCGGACGACGGCCTCGTCGTCGCTGTCGGAGAGCTGGGCGTAGAGGTTGGACGAGAGCCGGGCCGCGATCTCGGCGGCCGCCACGGGGGAGCCGATCACGCCGAAGGGGACGCTCGAGTCCTCCGTCGCGGCGCGGTCGGGTCCCAGCCCGAGCAGTTCGTCGAAATCCGTTACCGGCATCTGTTCCTCCCTCTCCGCTTTCAGGCTATCAGGTCAGGACCTGGGCCTTGACGATGCCCGCGACGTTGACGACGGGCAGGGGCTTGGATTCGCCGATGACCTTGACGCCCGAGGGATCCTTGAGCGTCTCGTAGGTGGCGAAGAAGGGCATGGCCTGGAGCCCCGCGTCGAGGGAGTCGAGCCCGGCATAGATCATCTTGTGTCCTGCCTGTTTGTCGACGACGAGGAGGTGCTTGGCCGGGACGACAGGGACTGAAGCGCCCGAGTCTAGGTTCTTGTAGGTCGCGCCGAGGAGCTGTACCTTGAAGCCCCCGCCCACGGAGACGCCGTCGGACATCGCTTGTATGACGGAGGCGTTGGGGTTTGCGCCCGCGATGTCGCAGAGGGCGGCGTAGACGTCGGCTCCCGCGAGGATCGCGACGTCGTTCCCCTCGGCGGTATCTTTGAGGGCGTCGATGATCGCGGCGAGGGCCTTGATGACGTCGGAGGCCTTCACGCCCGCGGCGTCGAACTTCTTGGCCACGGAGGCGCTCGCGTTGCCGATGGTGCCGTAGTCCACCTCGTAGGAGACATTCACGCCGCCTTCGACGCGCATGAAGTAGTTGATCTTCCCGGTAAGGGCCTGGACGGCGATCGCCTCGGCGGTGGCGCGGCAGGCGCGCCTGAGCCGGTCGATGATGTTGTTGATTTCGAGCTGGACGCTCGACTGCCCGAGCATGGTGAGGTTGTTGAGGTCAGCCCCGGAGATGAACTCGCTCGGATTGACGGGCTGAGGCTCGATCATGTTGATCGACCCGGCGCCGGCGCCGAGGGGGTAGGACTGGGAGCCGCGGCGGACGACGGGAATGTTGCCCGTGCTGAGCGCGAGGTCCTTGTAGCCGACGACCGGGCGGGGCACCGTGCGGACGTCGCCGAAGAAGAGATCCATGACCGGGGTCTTGAGGCTCGGCATCTTCGAGAGCGCCGCGACGATGGCCTCGGGGGTGAAGAACTTGCGAAGGTCGATGTTCATGCCTTGTCTCCTTAGGCGGCGTAGATGCCGATGGCTTCGAGGGCGGCCAGGTCCTCGGCGTCGGGGGCCGTGGCTCCGGTGAGGAGGCCTTTCGTCCTCACGGTCCCGTGCTTGAGGACGAGCGCGGTGTCGTCTTCGCCAGAGTCGCACTCGTTGACGTTGACGCCGACTGGCTTCGTCTTGTGGGCGACGAGAACCGTCTTGCCCGCGGCCGGGGCCGTGGTAAAGGTCGCGGCGACCTCGCCCGAGGCGTAGTTCACCGTACCGCTCCCGTCTCCTTCGAGCCGTCCGTGGCCGTCGTCTACGAGGAATTGGGCGGCCGCGTTGTTGTTGTCGATCCGGACGGAGCCCGGCAGCACGGGAGCCGGATCGAGGGTGGCGGCGAAGTCCTTGTTCGCGCCGTCGATGGTTCCCGTCATGGCCGCGCCCGTCACCTTTCCGTGGGCGATGAGCTTCCCGTCGCTGTCCTTGGCGACGAGCTGTCCGTCAGCGATGACTCCCTTGTCCGCGAGCACCTCCATGGTCGCCAAGACTGGCGGGTGATTGGCGGCCACGACCGTGGAAACCTTCGGCGCTATCGTTGCTAAATTGGCTTTCATCTAGGCTCTCTCCTTGTTCAGAACTTTCCCGCGATCGCGGAGAGGTCGAGGGGCTTTCCGTTCCCGGCGGGATCGCCGAGCTCGGCCTTGCCGGGGGTGACCGCGAGGGGGATGGCCTCGAGGACGCGGCGGAGGGCTTCGATACCGTCGACGTTTTCCTTCCCGCCTGACTCGTCGGCGAGCTCGATCTTCGATGTCTCGCAGAGCCGGTCTGCGAGGAGGATGACGAGGCCCTGCCTGGCTTTCGGCACCCTTCCCTCCATCGCCTTCCTGAGGCTCTCCTTGCCGGCGGCGAGCTGGCTCGCCTTCATGTCCGCGAGCTCCTTCGTGAGCTTCGCGTTCTCTTCCTTGAGTTCCACGTCTTCCTCCTTGCCCCCCTTCGCCTCGGGGGCGGGGGCGGGCGATGTGGTGGCCACTGTGGCCGTCTGGGGCGTCGCTTGGGGAGCGACCTTGGGGGCCTCGGTCGGGCCGACCTCGGTCACGCCGTCGAGTCCGCCGTCGCCTAAGTAGCAGGAGCCGATATCGCCGAAGACGCGCAGGTCGCGGATCTTCGGAGGCACAGCGCCGAGAAAGGCGAGGTGGTGGATGTAGCGCTTCCCGTCGGCCTTCCGCGTGGCGATGCCGATGCTCATGTCCTCGTAGAACTTCGCGTCGATGGCGTCGGCGAGGAGGTCGTTGACCTCGACATCGCCCAAGAGGGAGACGTCCTCCGGTCCGCGTTCCTCGAGCCAGGCCTTCTTCACGTCGCCGAACTTCGGCATCCAGTCGGCGAGCTGGTGCCCGAGAACCACGGGGGCCTTGCCGTCGAAGGTCGCCGCGCACTCGCGGAGATCCTTCGCCGTGACCCTCGTCCCGTCCTGTCCGAACATGCCCGTCTTCGCGAGCTCCCGTCTCATGGTCTTCATGCTCCCAATCGTACCGGGTGGAATGTCCTAATGCTCAAATGTGGCAGAGTTCACGCGGCCATGAAAAAGCCCCGTGCGGCAGCGGGGATTCGAGTGATCCGTATCGCGGGTAGGCTCTACGCGGCGTCCTTGACAAGGCCCCGGGCCTCGTCGATCCGGGCGGCCGCGCGGGCGGTGTAGACGGGGTCCCGCTCGATCCCGATGAAGCGACGCCCCGAGGCGATGCAGGCGAGAGCCGTAGTCCCTGAGCCGATGCAGTTGTCGAGGACGACAGCACCCGGATCGGTGTAGCTCCGCACGAGGAACTCGAAGAGGGCGACGGGCTTCTGGGTCGGGTGGAAAAGCTTCCGCGTGCCGCCGCCGTTCGCGTCGCGGGGGAACCCGAGGACGCTTGTCGGGTAACGGCGCCCCGGATTCTCAGTCGCGAGAACCTTGGTCTTCCGATAGACGCCAGCCGCCTTCTCGCC